TTGAAGATAAGAGTTGAAATTTTTCCAGGCTCAAGTTCAACCATAACTTTTAAAACTCTTCTTGACTTTGCATTAAAATCTACATCAGCCATTGTGAAAGAAACTATATTAACTACGCTCTCACGATAAACCGCTTTATGTGGAATAAACGAAACTACGCACTCATCAACAAGTGCTTTTTCGAATTCACCATAATTTGGATAATTTTCACTCGAATAGTTTTTTAACATAAATTTTCCTCACCTACATATATTATACTACGAAATAAAAAGTTTGTAAACATTATTTATGTTTTATTTTTCTAGAATAGCTACCTCTGCCCTTCTTGGACCTAAAGATATGAGCTTTATTTCTTTTCTGTATCTCAAAATGATCGAGATTTCTATGTTCAACTTCTTTCTCGATTACTTTACCAGATACTTTATCAACAATTTTAATTTTTTGTTTCATATCTTTCTCTCCTACTATAATTATAACATACTTTTGGTCTAAAGTAAATAAGAATTTAAAAAAGATAACCGCAGCCAGGAGGAATTAGCCACGGTTACCGGAAAGGAGGTGATTGTCGGTAGGATCGTATTAGTTATCTTTGTGGGTGACAACGTATCTTTATAAATTTCAGAAAGGAGGTTCTTTGAATTTACCCACCGACATTAATATTATACGATATATTTTTCAAAAAGTAAATAAGAATTTTTATTTTGTTATCCATCTAACTTCTGGATAGCCTTGATAATCAGCATCGAATATGAACCAAGCATAACAAGCTGCCGATCCAATCTTCTTTGGATTACCATTTCGATCCAAGATTAGTGAGCCATCATCATTCTTCTGATATCGCTCATCATTCTTGTAGCAGGCAACTCTGTTCACATAAATATAAACTCTTCTTAATTTACCTTGACTAAATATTTTCTGATATCTAGCCTGGCCTTCTAGAGTTTGTAGCTTAAGGAATAAAGCCATCTTGTGGCCTGGCTTTAATTCAGCCAACATATGGTCGATGAATTCAGTAGTAAGTGAATAAGGGGGATTAGTAATTATATCTGAATTAACATCTGAATATGAGAAGCAATCTATACCCACTGTTCCATAACCATGGTCATATAAGTCGGTAGCTGTGACAGAATAATTATGTTCAACAAGTCTCTTAGCAATATTACCATTACCGCAGCATGGTTCCAAGATATTCTGATGAAATGATTCAACAGCAAGTAAGTCGTCTACGCAATCTGGGTCTGTCGAGTAAAAGTCAACAGCTTCTCTCTCATCAGCGCAGTGATTGCTTGCACCAATTATTCTGAATAAGTCTTCTTTTGTTCTCGCCATATAAATTCCTCCAAATAGCTACTATATTATTATACGATATTTCCAATGCTGGTTTTAATAAATTATTAAATTATTGGTTTATTAAATTATTAACTTTCCGATCCCACCATATGTAGCTACATGGGGCCATCCCAAATTCATCAGACTACTAATTAGTGGTTTTAACTTACAGTACGGAGTACGCACGTACGTACTAGACCTATCGCACGTACACAGGCGCGTTTCTGCACTTTCGGATCAAAACTCTTTGTTTTAGTGGAATTTAACCACAGCTGTGAGAATCGTCGCCGGAAAAATAAGCATCTTGCTTTGAGCAAGATGCGCTTTTCTTCTGCTTTTTTATTTTTCTTTATCGAATATTTCTTTGGTTTTTTTCTCTTCTTTGAGTTTTAGTGGAATTTTATAGTCCTGCAATGATCTGCGCAAGCTCATCTGTAAATTTACCAGATACTGTATTCTCGATTCCATCAACCACATAATCAGATAAATCCTTCTTATTATTCACTATTTCCCAGACTCTTTCATCTATCGTCCCGGCGCAGGCGAGTACAGTAACAAAAGCTGGTCTGGTGTTGGTGACACGCCAAATTCTATCAGTGGATTGTGAGAACTGTGCATCAGTCCATGGAGTATCGATACAAATCATGTAGCTCGCAGCATTCATGGTTAAGCCTGTTCCACATTTACTGTGCGTACAAATTAGTAATTTCGAAATTGGATCGTTTTGGAATTTAGCTACATTATCCTGTACAGTCTGGTCTGGAAGATCGCCTGTTCCTAATAGTGGTTTATACTGATCCAACATCTTAGCTAGCCTATATACCGGTTCCTTGAAAGTAGACATAATAACTACCTTCTCACCTTGCTCTAGGAGTTCTTCAGCAATTTCCACTGCTCTCTCTAACTTACAGCTCTCAACATCTTGAGTTGTTAGGATTGACGGACAGGCGGTAGCTTGTCTTAATCTAGTGGTTAGTGCTAATAGATTATTTGCATTAAGCTTTACCTTATCAGCTTCTTCTTTAACGCCTGCCACAATAGCTTCATAGAACTTACGGTGATCATCCGGCATTTCTACTAATTCTACATCTACAGTCTTAGCTGGCATCGAGTTTCTCACCTGATCGAGGGTTCTACGGATCATACAAGAATTTATTTCATCTTTTAGTGATTCTAAATTTTTATATCCAACAATCTCATGGCCGCCGAAACCGCCGAACACGCAATACTGGCTCTTGTAAGTAGTAAGGGTCGCTGCATCGTTCTCTGTCCAGGCTAATGGTACGTACGCAGATAACGGCGAATTAGTGATAAGAGTTCCTGTAGCTGCGACCTTGAAGTCTGACTTCAGCTTCAATAAATTCGATCCTTGCTGTGATGTTTTAGTGGCGAACTTGTGACATTCATCTACAGCTATCATACCGAATGTATTCTTGGATTTTGAAAATGCATCAATTATATCATCACTACGAATAGTGGCGGCGTTAATGATCACGAAAAATTCCGAAATCGGTTCTTTTAGAATTTTAGCTCTTTCCGGAATTGTCTTATATCTTACTGTATTATTTCTAGTGACATATTCGCCCAAGACTAAACAGTCATAATTTGAAAACTTCCTAATTTCGTTTTTCCAGTTCTGTCTGAGGGAGTCAACACCACAGATAATCATACAGTGGTCGATATAGCCTCTACGCTTTAAGGTCTCGGCATACCAGATGATTTCGTTGGTCTTCCCAAGACCCATACTATCTAGGAGCAACCACTTACCACTACTGGCCAGACCAAAGTTAATCGCCTCGATTTGGTGATCAAATGGTTTTACCTTAAATGAATTTATTTCTTCCTGGGTAAGTGGGCTAAGCTTTGCGATCGCAGGCTCGTCAGGCATTAAGGTGAGCTGTATCGCATCTACGAATGTTAGTGAGTCTAAGACCTGGGCTAGTGAGTCAGCTGGGAACTCTCAGGTCTGGTCCTTCCTGTGGTAGTAAGAAGTAGGAAGTCCTTTTAGAATATCTATCGCTGCTTGGTTAAACTTAAAAGAAGCGAGGAATGAAGTTCGCCCAGAAATCTTTCTTGGTTTAATCTCGGTTATGTAAATCATATAAATTGAAATTATCTTGTTTTGGTTTTTCTTAAAAGTTGAAATTGCCTTAATTTGAAAACGATCTGTTTTCGCGCATATACGTACATATGTGCACGGGTGAAAATGCCTCAATTTGGAAACGCCCTAATTTCATTTTTGAAAACGCCTTGACGAAAATCCAAAATACCCTGTTTCCGCGCACGTATAATGCTCACGCACGAAAATTACCTTTTTTTGGGCGTAAATGTTCGTTTTTGGCCATTTCTGCCTATTTTTAGGCATAAAATAAGAAAAATTAGTCTAATAAGCTCACTGTATCAGTTGAAAAGTCCTTTTCTTCGTCTTCTTTCTTAACTTTATAGCTAATTACTGGCTCTACAACGAATGGTTTGCCGCATTGATCACAAACATAGCTCTCAGAAGCTAGTGGTTCACAGTCTTCTTCGTAGTCAGCATATAAAATTTTACCTAATGCATCTCTAACTACTGAATCTGGTTTACCTACTAAATCTCCTGGCATAAAAATTTCGGCTGGAACGTACTCTGCTCCACAGTGAGGACATTTGATTACGACTCAATTTTTCTTTTCCATTTCTCAATCTCCCTTTACGCGCATACGTACACGCGCTCATTCTTAAGCTTTAATATAAAGCTATATATATAAGCTATATGTCTTAAGCTATATGGCTCTCGCGATAGAGCTAAGCTTTATATAGTATTTAGATATAAGCTTTAGTATAAGCTTTTAAACATAAGTTAGATACTTATAAGCTTAGTATATAAACATATACATAAGTATAAGTATAAGATAATTTATTCCATACTTATATATTCATTATATTCATATATAAGTATTACATAAATTATCCGCTATTAATTTAATAAATCAATAAATTAATAAATTATTAAATAAGCTTTAAGATAGCTTTTATTTATATTAGCAAGACTAACGTCTTGCAGGGGCAAGCCCCTTACACCGCCCTCTAAATAAATTATTAGTAATCTATAATAACTAAATATCCCTTGCGGGAATAAATAATTATTAGTTGTTAATTACCTATTTATAGGGGGCTCTTGGGTAAGATATTATAAATAATATCTTAGCTCCTATTATATTATACGATATTTTTAGAGGCGGTTTAACAATAATTTGAAAAAATTTTAAAAAAAATATATATAGTCCCCCCATTATACTATTATTATATCACAAAAGTAAATAGTTGTAAATAGTTTTTTTAAAATTTTTAGTTTTTTGAAAACAGGCCATTTCGGGCACGTAAGTTAATTTATAGTATTAGATAGCTCCTGAAATAAAAAAGCGTCACAGAACGCGAATGTGACGCCTTATATTAAGTTTTAGGATTAAGGATGATACTGTCTGCTCATAATTCCGAGGACTCTCGCTGTAGCTAAGGCCAGTCCATCAGCTTTTGCCATAAGCGGCTTGATGGTTTCCGGGTCATCCTCATGGATAAATTGATCGAAGTCAGATTCTCTAAAAGAAAATTCTGTACTTGGATACAAACCATAAGACATATCTCTCGTTTTGAAAAAGTATTCCGTATAAGCAGGAGACTGAAGCTGTTGTAGCGGGTCAGCAAGACTCCACGGGTCTATCTTACAGATAGTTTGTTCTGCCCTAAATTCTTCTGGGACAAGTTCAATATTTTTATATTTAGAAAGAAGTCTAAGTGCTTTAAAGAAAATTTTAACAGGAGCAAAGTAGTTATCACCAAGAGCTTCAAAGTTATCATAAAAATATTTTAGCTGCGGTTCAAATCTTTGGTCAGGTCCTTCCTTCATTTTATAATCTAAGTAGAGCTGATAGACACAATCTCCAATAGCATTTAAGTCTACGCTTTGTATCACTTGGCAGTCTATGATCCCGCGAAAATTTTTATGAGTTTTATTATCTACAAAAGTCACGCCAAATCTGGTACATAGCGGGTCTCCTACATCAAAGAGCTGCATTACCTCTACGAAGTCAATGTCCGCCATATTTTTTCTTCTAAGTTCATGGCAGACCATTTCCATTAAGTTGGTATTAAAGAACATAAGATTTTACCTCCATAATATATAATACTATATTTCCGGCCCGAAGTAAATAAAAAAATAAAACTTTTAAAAAAATTTTAGTTAATATAATTTTTTAGTTCATTTTATATATAGAGTAGGAGTACTTAGTTTAATACTTATATAGGGAATAAAGCTAATAGAAGCGAGGGCAGGCGAAGCCGGGGTTAGTTCTCCTGCTGAGCGCCCGAGCCACTCAGCCGTTGGTTTAAAGCTGTTGGTGAAAGCTGTAGGACTCTGAGCTTGTAGGGCTGAGAGGCAGAACTTACCACTGCTAATAGTGGAATTGCTGTACGAAAAAAAGCCGTGAGTCATAAGCTGGGAATGCGTGGAGGCAATTCCTCCCCCTGCTTTTTCACGCGCTTCAATTATTTTAGCATTTGTTTTCTCTGAAAGTCCCCCGTTTTTATTTAGTTACCGAAAGTTTTCTATTTTTAGTAAAGTTTACAGCGAGTCTTGTGGCAGCCCCTCCGCCTTACTGCTGTTAGACTTTTAGCTTTATTAGCTTTCTTCCCCACGCTTATATATAAGTTGTTCCAAATAAATCAGTATCTTAGCCACTTATGTATTTATATAGAACAAAAAAAGAGCTCTTAGTTCCGAGCTCTTATAGTAATAATTAGCTTTCTTGTTGTTTTTGATAGAGCTTAATTCTTTCTAAGTCTTCGCTTGAGATATATATTCTTTCTTCTTCTCTTTGATAGTTTTTAACATAAGAGAGTTCGTCTATATTAGTTTCTAGAAGTATCTCATTAAACTTTTGGTTATTAGCTTCAACATATATTGTATCTATAAAAGTTATTTTATTTACATTCATTAATATATGTCTTGGGACGACTTCATAATTAGCTACTCCTACTTTTTCTGTAGGTATAAACTTAATTCTATATGTAGGTATAAACATTTATCTAGTCCTCTATAATCTTTTTAAGTTCTTTTTGACTAACTGCTTCTTTTTTATTATCGGTGCTTCTACAAACAACAGTTCCATTTTTGGTATAATCAACTGCAACATAACTATTATTTTTTGGTTTCGTTTCTTCTCTAAGAGCTTCCGTTTCAAAAATAGATTTTTTCTGTCTCTTTTTATCATTAAGTCCAACAACAAATGTATTTATATATTGTTCAAAGTCTAAGTCCTGATGAGACCAAAGATGAATCATTCCATCTACTACTTCTAAGCTAATATAAGCAAAGTCAATATTTTCTAACTTAATATCTATGACGTCGCAGTCTTGCATTGGTATTTTATTTTTGTCTTGGTCATAAATATCAAAACATTTATAATCACTAACTGAGCATTTTCTTCTGCTTGGTTTTATGTAAATTGACTTAATCATTTTTTAAAGCCTCCTTAAGGATTTTAAACTCTTCTTCGGTCAAAAAGACAAAGCCATTTTCTTTCTGGTTATAATAATCAAGAGTATTGGATATTCTAACTGCTTCTACATCACTAACTTTATTTTTAATAATGTCAAAAGCTTTAAGTTTTTTATCATCTTCTAAAACTTGATAACCTGTTCTATTCCAATACTCTTTGTATTTTTCGCCTTCTTTAAGTGCGGTTTCTATTATACAAAAACAATTTTCATAAACTGCTAAAACTTTTTCTAACTCTTCCGGGTCATCTTTAAGATAACTGCCTCTACAATGACCGAATAATCCATTTTTAATTTCTTCTAAAGCTGTTAATTCTTTATTCATTTATTATCTCCAATTTTATCTACTATATTATACGATAAATTATGTGGGGGTTTACTAATTTTTGAAGAAAATTAGGCCTCGCTGTAAAGCGGGACTACCCCAAAAGGCTTCGCCATAATTACCCCAACTCTTTAATTCTCTTCCCCTTATAAAGAAAAAGAACTAGCTTTTAATTTACTAGCTCTTTAATTTAATAAGGCGGTAGGCGTCCCTACATTATTCAAGGATGTCTCTGTTCAACTTGATTTCTCGACCCGTTCCAGGTAGTAGTTTTAGGAGGCTGGTTTTCTCATATATCCCTCTCAGGACCAGCACTGCGTAGTCGTCTTATATATTATATTATACAATAAATTTTTTTTATTTTTTACTATAAATAAAGAAAAAAGAATGGTTAATTACTCCATTCCCAATATCTTACTAAACTAGTACTTTCAGATATTTATATAACCCTCAGCTCTCTTCTAAGTCTAGTAGCTAAGTTTTCCTGGTTATATATTCCCCGACTAGCCGAAGCACGACTAATCTTTCTAGACATTATATTATACAATAAAAAAAATAAAAAAGCTCTTAGAATATAAGAGCTATCCTTTACAAGTATACTTCTGACTAACTAATCGTGGCCAGTTCTGTCATATGAAAACACATATCTGAGAGAAATAAGTATAGCCTCCGCCCACTTTTGCTTAAGCCCCTGCTTGATATCGGCTTAGCCAGTCTCCTTAGACATATCTGGCTGAAGGCTTAAGTCGTACCACTCGTGGGAAGTATACATTATATTATACATTATTTTATAAAATATTTTATATCAACAAGTTCTTCTGGGTCAGTAATTATTTCTTCTTTACTAAAATTAAACTGTTCTGGATGTTTTGCATAAATAGGTTTTTCATCCCAAGTGTCATCATATAATAAATCTTCAAAACTTACTGCGTTAATTTCCCAGTCATCATAAGCATCTTCATCGTAGTCACCAGGCCAACGATGATCATAAGGACTAGCATGCTTTACTTCAAATGGAACTCCATCATATTCTGGATCATCATCTCTAATGGCAAAACATTCTAAAGTTAAATATCTATCATCCTGGTCTACTTTTTTAAGGAAGTCTCTAAGAAAGTCTTTAGTTATTTCTTGATACTTACTTGAGTTGACTATAAAAACATAATCATGCTTTTTAAGTTTATTAAATAAAAAATCTACTACTTTATCATCTAAGATAAGTTTTTGTCTGACTCTTTTAATTGTCTTATAATCTTTTTCTATTCCTAAATTATACATATTAGTTTCCCCACTATACAAATAATTTAGCTAATTTTGTCTCTGTGGCCACTTTGTATCTACTTTATCTAACTGGCCATCTCTGTAGTATCGTCTTTCACTAACAGTTAAATATTCGTCGCAGACATCTATTCTACAGGTTCCACAAGAGCAGTACCAATCAGAGTATCCCATAATATGAGCTTCGGCTTCTTCTAAAGTTTCACCAATATAAACTGGGACTGGACTTGTAAACTCAGAAGGATTTTCTTTAATAATATAATAAGTTCTCATTATTAGTCCTCAAGCCAGAAGGTATCTTTTTGTTTATTCATAGCGCAGTCATAAGCTTCTTCAAAAGTCTTATAAAAAACTTCGTCACTATTTACAAAAACAGTATAACCGCCGCCGCTATACAAAAGTTCGTCGCCAGTTAATTCTTTCATTCTTTCAATATCAGTAATAGAAGTTCCGTTAACATTGATGATAGCACCACTTAATAAAACTTCTTCTACTTCATATTCTTTTCCGTTGTTATAGTATTTTTCCATTTTTCTTTACCTCTTAATTATATTATATCATAAGTGTAAATAAATGTAAATAATTATTTTGAATAATCTACAATAATAATCATTCCTGTATATTGAACTAAATCAAAAGCTTCACCAGGAATATTAGCATTGATAAAATGTTGTTTATAAGTTTTATCTAAGGTCGGCAATACTTGAAATGCTGTAAAAGGTCTATTAGCGAAATTAAAGAAATCTTTACACCAGTTTAATGAGCGAGCATATCTTAATTCATTCTTTTCTCTTTCCCAGCTTTGTTCACCGTAAGAAATAGTAAATGAAAGATTTGCCCAGTCCAAAGCTGAAATATGCAAAACTCTATTTGCCATTTGAATACCACAAGTTGGAGCATTAAGTTTCTCACTAATAAAGAACTCAATAGCTTTACCTGCTGGTAAGTTATCCTTAACTAATTTAATAAAAGTTTCTTCGTCTTCTTTTAGAATAGGTCCAAGAGTTTCGTCATAGAAAGGTTCTCTAATGATAACTCTACAATTTGTCTTCATTACCTTCGGGAGATAAGTAGTCAAACATTCTAAGTAGTCATCACTTAGTTCGTGAAGGATTGCACTTAAAATAATACAATCATATTTAGTTTTAGTAATAGATAAAAATTCTCTAATGCCCATTCCGTAGTATGTAACATTATCAGAGTTTTGGCAGTTATCCTTAAATTGAATATCAACAGCATCTACTTTAGCACCGTAAGCTGAAGCAATATCTCTGGCAATCTTACCAGTCCCAGCTCCTAAGTCTAAAACATAAGTTGCTCCTTCTGCATATTCAACTAATGTTTTTTTATCCTCAGCAAGATCCATTCTCTTACCAAATTCAATAATTTCTTTTTTCATCCTTAATTACCTCACTGTTTATATTATAACATAAGTTAATTTGTCTGTAAACGGTTTTTTATTAAATTTTTTAATAACTCTCTATTATAAAGTTCATCAGATTTATAAACAGTATGAGTTTCCAGCCAACCTGAAGTTTCAAGTTTTTCTACCTCAGAATTGCCGAGCCAATGTCTAATAACTTTTTTATTAGTATCAATAGTATAACTAACATAGTTTCCATTTTTTGATCTACCAATAGCCAATAAAACTAATTTATTATTTCTTTTATATTGTGTCCAGTCCAAACCTTGTAATCTTTTAATTTTCATCTTTTTTACCTTACAATTTTTCCCAGCCAATATCATCACAATAATAGTTAACACCATCAAGCTCGACAATATCACTAACTGAAAGTGAATGGCCTCTAAAGTCTTCAGGATGGTTGACATTGAATGTAACAAATAGTTGGTCTAAGATTTTATCAACATCTGTTCCTTCTATTTCACCTTCATAGACTACATCATAATCGCCTAAATTAAAATCATTTTCAAGGGCGAAGTTATAGTCCATAAATAAATAATTAGCATTTCTATTTTTAATTTGTTTAATCTTATATTTCATAAGCGCCTCCTAATTAAGGTCCATATAGAATAAAACTTTTTTAGCAATAAGGTTAATATCTTCCTTATCAACTTTATATTCTTCTTCGTCTTCAGCTTCTGCTAATTCACCTAAAACAGCATTTATAGCACAAGTAAACTCTTCAACTAATCTTTCTTTAACTGTCATAACTTCTGTTCTCCTATTGCCAGTTATATTTCTTATTTAAAGCATCATAATTATGTATCCAGTTTAATAAAACTTGAGTTGCAAGCTTTTCATCAATTCCTTCAAAGCGAGCAAGATAAGGAGCAGCTCCCCACATATTTGTGATACTAAGCTTTCTAATCTTTTCTAATGTTTGATAATATTTTTCCCACTCAGGGTTAATTTGTTTATTTTCGTTTTCCATTTTTTCTTTTCCTCTATATATTATTATAACATAAATAAGAATAAATGTAAACAACTTTTTTATAATTCTACTGCGGTTAAAAACCAGCTTGTGCACATCTCATAGTAATATCCATACTTCTTGAATATTGCGTCAAGCTCATCAGGCACTTTAGAGTTCCACTCAAAACCATAGTTAAGAGCATCATATAAAAAGCCTTCAGTGGAGATAGATAAAATATTACCTGCATATTCGCAGTAGTCTTTAGGATTAATATTTTCTTCTACATATACTTCGTCCCAAGAAGTACTCTTAGCAAAGTATCTTTTTCCACCAACATAAATTAAAGTATCTTCTAACATATCTTTCTTTAGAAGATAATCTATAATATCTTTTGCAAGTCTTTCAGGCTTGGTTTTGAAATCTGTTCTGTTTGCTTTTGTTGCCATATTTGTTCCTCACTTATAATATAATTATAACATATAAGAAAAGAAAAGTAAATAATTTTTTACTTTAATTCTTCTTTTGTAAGTGCCCATGTCTTGCCGTAGTCTTTTACCGCTACTGAGTCATAGTGAATATAACTAGGATAACCGTCATCATTACTATATCCAACTAAATTAAAAACAAAAATATAATCTCTTGTTAAAGTCTTTTGTAAATAAGGGCGGTGAATGAAAACAGGTTTTTTTCTATTTGGGTCCTTATACCAAAGACCGTTCATTGCCTTTTCAATTACTTTAGAACTAACTCTCATTCTGCTTCCTCCTATATATATCTTTATTATATTATACTATAAAGAAAAAGAGAAGTAAATAACTTTTTTAAGTATTTTACTCCTCTCCAGCTTTAAAGTTATAAATTGGTCTAATGATATGAGTTATTTCTACAGTATCACCAATTGCTTTAATAATTTCTTCAGCAGGTTTATATACCATAGGTGATTCATCTAATGTAGACTCATCAACAGTAGTAGTGTATATTCCTTCCATAGATTTTTTAAAGTCATCTACAGATAAAGTTCTTTTTGCTTCTCCTCTTGAAAGAAGTCTACCAGCACCGTGAGGTCCAGACTCATTCCAATCTGGATTTCCTTTTCCAAGTCCTAAGATAGAACCATCTCTCATATTTAGTGGAATAATAACTTTTTGACCTTTGTGAGCTGCTATTGCACCCTTACGAACCATATTAGTATCATCTATATAGTTATGTATACATTCCCACTCATCTTCAGGTTTTGTTATTCCTAAAAATGTTTTAATTTTATTTGCAATAATAGTTCTGTTTAAAACAGCATACTCTTGACAAAGTTTCATATCGTGAAGATAATTATTTCTTAAGTCATCTTCTAAATAACAAAGTTCTTTTGGGACAGAGTATTCTTTAAATCTATCATTAATTTCTTTAATAGCATCAGCAATTTCTATTTGTCTTCCTGCTGCTTTAAGTTCTGCTATCTTAGCATCAATTAAAGGTTTAGCAAGATTTCTACAATAGTTAACTGCCTTATCTTGATAGATACAGGCAACTTGTTTTCCTAAGTTTCTTGAGCCAGTATGAATAACAAGATATTTATTTCCATCTTCGTCTTCATCTAGTTCTATAAAATGGTTTCCACCACCAAGAGTTCCGACTCCTAAAGAAAGTCTATTAGTATTTTGAAGTTCACTAAAACAATATAATTTTTCTAAATCAAAATCAGCTTGCTTTCTTGCATTTACTGTAAAACCAGCTGGAATATTTTTATGAATAAAATTATCAATAGCTTCTAAATCTATATCTATCTTTCCAAGTTTAACTACGTGCATTCCACAGCCAATATCAACTCCAACTATATTTGGAATTACTTTTTCACCTAAGTCTGCAGTAAAACCAATTACGCATCCAGCACCAGCATGGACATCCGGCATAATACGAACTTTTGCATCTTTAAAAGCTGGCTGCTCTAATAGTTGATATATTTGGCCAGTTGCTTTTTCTTCAATTAAATCTGTAAATATTTTTAAATTCATATAATATATTATACAGCGGATAAAATAAAAAGTAAATAGTTTTTTTACTATTTACTTTCAGTTTCTTTTTTAGTTGGTTCAAGCTTCTCATAGACAAGAGCTCTTTCATAAATATTATGACAATAAGGTTTCCACTTTTCTCTTTTAAAGCGAGGGTCAGTCTCATGCTTTCTAATATAGTCTAAGCACCACTTGATGAATTCCATAGTTAATTTTCTATTACCATTCTCATCTTCCCTTGCAATATAGTAGACAAGTTCACTATCCATACATTCAGTGCAAATTTGTTTTAATGTATAGATTGCATATTCCTTATCAACTTTATACATTTCAGGAATTAGTTCTTTAACTCTTTCATAAGCAGCCCAAGGCATTAAGTGGTTATTTCTAATATAACCATATCTACATTCTGCCACAAGTAAATGATAGAGATCACCAATTTCAATTTCAATTTTTTTAGTTATATCTACATCCATAATTAAAACCATTCATGATAATAAATATCTGCAGCAGGGTCAGCTTTCAAAATATCTAAGGCTTTCTTTAATCCTTTAATTAAATCTTTCCACTTTGTTTTACTAAGCCAAGTATATGTATCAGAACTAAAATGAATATCATCATAAGTTTCGTCATTTCCGTCTTCTTTATGAAATTTATGAGCTTTTACTATTCTTTTTGCTTCTTTTAGCATATCTTGAATATCTTCTTTAGAATAGTGCCAAGTATAATCTTCTGGGTCTTTTGAGCGAATTCCATAGATATTAAGAAGTTGTGCTTGGTCATAACCTTTTCTAAGATAGCAAAGTTCAATATCTTCAGCAACTGCAGTAGGGACTACGCCAAAAAGTCCACTACAAGCTCCAGTAGCAGGTTTCTCTTCAACTTTGGCTTTTGTCTTAGCCATTAACCATTGATCTAATCCCATAACTATTCACATCTCCTCTCAATATAATAATATTCTTCATCGAGATCGAGGCTACAAAAATCTTCAGCAACTTTCTCACTTTCAACAATTGCGATAATAGTTTCTTTTTTATAAATAATAAAGTATTTCTTTTTCATATAATTATAGTCCTACCTATTATATTATACGATAAAATAAAATTCATTTTAAGAAAAAAGATAGTCAAATTGACTACCTTTCATCTATAAGCCCCAGAAGAATATTAGAATTACCAGCGTCTTAGTAAATTACCAAATAAGTCTAACATATCATTAAACTCTTGGTCGAGTTGTTTGAATGTTGGGAAATTACTACTGGTTAAGGTTACAACATTGTCACCATCTTTAAGCGTGATGTGATAACCTTCAGGATGATTCTTTTGGAACTCTTTAAGCTTTGCATCATAATCTTTTTCTGCTGCTTCTAAAGCACCAGACATTTCACTGAGGCAAGCTTCAAAATCTTTTTTAGCCAATGTAATTTTTTCATTGTAAGCTTTTCTTGCTTCTACAAGTTTCTTGTTATATTCAAGTCTTGCTTCATTACGAGCTTTGAAAGCTTCTTCAACTACTTCGGCTTCTTTTTTCACTAATGCTTTAGCATCTTCTTTTGCCTTAATAGCATCAGCATGTTCTTTCTCTGCTTTTTCAAGGTCTTCAACCTTATCAAAGTTTTTGTTTAAAATTTCTGAGTAATACTTCATTTTTAATATCTCCTAATTCTTTTTAGTTCTTAGTATCCTCCACCAGTTCTATCAGGCTCTTGGATACTTCTATTAAAATGAGTTAGCATCAAGTACTAAGCTGGGGCTTCTCCTTAATGCTTTTTGTTAGCTCAATATAATATACAATATTTTTATTTAGCTTTTACTAATTTATGTGCTTTGCAGTCAAATATAATTTTTCTACTAACCCAACCGTCTTGTTCTTCATTTAATCCGATAGCATAGATTGAACCATTTCTTCTGCCGGCAGCATAATCAATATTTTCCGGATATGTATATGGAGCATATTTATCAATATTATTATTAACTTCTGTTATACAAGCATCTACTGAATCAAAAGTTTGTCCAGTATAAACTCTTTGATTACCTTGCCAGTCATCAAAAGAAGCATCACGATGGTTAGTACAACAAGTTGTTCCATCTTCATTCTTTTCAATAAGCTCTTCATACCAGCCATAATCCCAGAAGCAATAGCCAATAGCATACTTAGTACCGCTAACATCTTCTTTTAGTGATTCTGTTTTTTCTTCCTCAGCTTCATCATGTTCATAGTCAACTGTTGGGTCTTCTTTGGCTGCATCTAAATATTCTTTATGTGCAACTTCTTCATCTCTAATATGTTCAAGATTATCTTTTACTTTTTCATCTTCAACATTATCTAAGACTTCATCATAGCCTTCAATAGCTTCTTCTTCGTCCTTAGAGAGATAATCCATTATTCCAGCAAAGTCAGTAGGAATTTCTTCTTCCTCTTCTTTAGCTTCAGTTAATTCTTCCTCAGTTGCTGGGTCAAACTCAATTTCAATTTTTTTTAATTGACCATCATCTTGTTCTTCCCACTTTTCAGATTTCACTGAACAAAGATTAATGCCCATATTATTTGGGAAATATTCTGTAGCAATTGGAGGATTTAATTCTTTTTCATCTTCAATAATATTTTCATTATTTTGGATTTTTAGTTCTTTTTCAATATCTTCTTTTATATAACCTTTATTTTTTAGATATTCTCTAACTGCAGCAGCGAGGTCTTCATCTTTAAATTCTTCATTATAGCCTTCCCAGTCATGCATCCATTCAACAATATTTTCAATTGGAGATGGGTCTTCTGCTAATTCAGCCATTCTTATTCTAGCATAATCTTTTTCTTCGCCAGGATTGAGCCCATAAAAATCTAATTCTGTCCAGTCATCAAGAGCTAATTTAATCCAGCCGTTAAAAAGTTCTTCCATTTGTTGGTTAACCCAAGCGGTTAAATCAGTAGTTAATCCTTCTTTTAAGCTTTCTACTTCATATTCTAGTGAATCTTCTAACCAAGCTTTAATTAGTTTTTTAATTTCTTGTTCATCCCCAGAAACATTATCTTTAATTTCATTATAAATTTCATCTATTGAATAGATATTTTTAAGAACATAATCAGCATATTCTTCTGGATCTTTAATGCCGTATTCAGCCATTGCATCAGGGTTTCATTTTCCATTATCCCTTAATGTTTCCCAAAGGTCTAAGCATCTATTTCCAACTTGGTCTGCTAAAGAAACAACAGCTTCTTTTAAGCTCTCTTCAAATGTTAACTTTTCACCACGAGATTTTAATTCTCTTTCACAGCCATCACAAAGAGGACCGAAGTCTACTTCATATCTACATTCTGACTCTGGAAATTCTTCACCACACCAACCGCAAGTGACTAATTCTTCTTCAACTGCTTCTTTAATAAGTTCACCTTCATCATCAACTTTAACTTCAATAGATTTAGCTTTTTCCATAGCTTTTTCTAAGTATTTCATAATGTTAGCGGTTGAGCTCCAGTTTTTATTTTGAATTAAATATGTAAATTTATTTTTCTTTTTAGTGGTATTTACATCTGGGTCAGAGTTAACAATATCTAAAATTGCTTTCTTAAGTTCTTCAACATCTGTAATTTTCTTGAGCTCATCCATATGAGGTTCAAGGGCATTACAGTAAGAGTGCATATATTCAACATAGTCAACATCTGCATCTTCTTGTAAACCTAAGTTAAGAGTTTTGAATAAATCTAAATTATCTTCTTTGAATTTTTCCCAGTCGCCTTGTGCAGTGGAATCCCAAAGAAGTTCTGTCATTGCAGACATAGAGTCATCTTGTTCATATTGGTCGCAGTAGAAAGCATAGTCATCATCATCAACTACATCTGGAGAAGTTTCTTCATCTAAGAATTTTTCAATTGAACCCCACTTGTCTTCAATAAATTTCTTAAATAATTTTAGTTCTTCAGGTGATCTAATTCCAGCCCAGCCAGACTTAGGACCTGTATGAGCTTCTTGAATTCCAGCTTCATGCTTTCTCATTTCACTGCCACTTAGTGGTTCTGCTAACTCCCCTTTTGGAGTTGGAGCTGGAGTTCTATCATCTGTTAAATCTTGTGGGACAGTATGTTCAAGTGATTCATTTTCTTCCCAAACTCCATAACCTTTATCTAAGATTTTATTAAACTTTTTATCGGCTGCTAAAATAGCTTGGCCTTCTTTTCTATCGCCAATAAATTCTTTAGCAAGTTCTCCACGACCAGCTTTAATTGCTGCAATAGCCGCATCTCTTGCTTTTGGGTCTTTAATTCTTGCAATGCCTTTTCCTTGAATATAATCGGCATAAGCATCTCCACCATCTTTAAGAGCTTTCTTTTCAGCAGAGCTTGCTTCGTTTAAACCTTCTTTTAAGCTTTCACTAAATTGGCCATATTCAAAGACGCCTTCCCAGTTATCTCAGTCTTCTATATCAAAATATTCTAAACCAGGTTCCCAACTATCTACTTTACCATTAGCTGCAAATTTATTAGCTAAGTTATCAAAAGCTTTAATATTACTTCCAATATATTTAGCAACAACTGGATGAATATCTAAGTCTTCTAAATCTCCACCTTCATATTCATCTCAGACTTCACATAATTTATTTATTGCTTCATCCTCATCATAGCCTACATAATAAACTTCTTTATTAGCGCCATCACCAAATTCAGTCGCAATAAATCTTTCTTTAGCATCACTATTACCTAAAGCTTTTTTGATTTCTTTAGCATAGCCATCATAGATATTATCATAACTATTGACTCTATCTCTATTTTCTTCTTTTTGTTGTTCTGGGTCATCAACTGAAATAATCCAGTCTGACATATTAGGGTCATCATAAGTTTCTAACCAGTCTAATCCAACTTTATCTTTATCTTCTTGGCTAAGCTTATTAATATACTCTAAAATTTCTTTAAAAGCATCTTCTATTTTAATATTATTTTTTTCTACTTTATTAGTTTGATTTGTAGAGTCTCCAAGTCAGATAGTATAATTACTAAGAGGTTTATTAGTTTTTCCTTCATTTAAACCTTCAGTTAAGTAAGTAGAAATAAAGATACTTTGACGAGCACCTTCAACAGTTCCATCTGAATTACCATCATTATTAATCCAGCCTTCTTCAACATCAAATGTTGGGAAAGCTTTTTCAAGAGCTTTAAGTGCTTCACCCTCAATAAATGGAGTATATTTATCTTCAAAGATATTAAGAAAATCCCAAAGAGACTCATCGCCTGCTGCAGCCCAGAATCTAACTTCAACTTCATCTGGTAGTGGATTTCCATCACCATCTTCAAGTTCATCTATAACATCATATTCAACATTTAATCCTTCAGGAAGTTTTAATGTGCTTATAACTTGTTTAGCTTTTTCTAAAACTTTATTTGACTCAAAGTCTTCTTTTAGACTTTCATCATATTTATTAACTCTAACTTCTTTTTCTTCACCATCGATCTCATCTGCTTTATTATCAGCAAATTTATCTCTAGCAATATCAGCAGCTTCATCTTCACTATTAGCTTCAATACCAAAAGCTCTTTGTGTCATTTCAGAATCAATTTCGACATCATATTTAGCCTCGGTTAAACCTTCAGTGATAATTTCAAATTCATCAACTCCTGGGATAACTGCTAATCCGCCCCAAGAACCATGAAGTTGTCCAATACCATCAATATGTTCAACTTCACCTTCACGGCCATCATAAGAATTATCTTCACCTTCTAAATGAATAATTCTAATTTTATCACCGACTTTAGCTTCACTATCAAATGGAGTTGGAGCCATTGCTTTTTCTTCTAATTTTTCATTAACAGTATTAGGTTCATCTAATCCTACTAAAGAACAAATATCTCCACTACAAATTAACTTTTTAATATCACAAGGATGACCGTCATCTAAATATTCAATACTCTTTGCATAAGCTTCATCTTGTGACTTAAATTGGTCAAGTCCACCAAAAAGCTTTTCATCTTCAGGATTCCTGAAGTGAAGTTCATAGTGGTCTACTGCTGCGGCTTCTTCATTTAATTCTTCGCCTAATAATTCTTTTCTAAGTTTTAATAATTCTGGAGAAGCAGCTTTATATTTTCTACCATTTTTATCAGTTTTTTCAATATATAATTTAGAAATATCCATTCCAGCATCTTGTAAAGCTTTTAAGACTTTCTTATTACCTTCTTTAGCTTTTGCTAATTTATTAGGTTCTTTTTTAGTTTCTGGCTCTTGAGATTGCACCTGAGCCTCAGTCGGTGCTTGTTGTTGATTACTAGTAGTTTCTGAAGTTGGAGGGACACTATCATCACCAGTATCAGCTTGTGATGGCTCTTCTTCTTTGCTACCATGTTTTGCAAGATATTTATCTATTTTTTTATCTACTTTTGCAGACTTTCTATCTTCTTTTTCTTTTTCTTGTTTTTCAGCTTTTTCTTTTGCACTATCTTCTTCTCATTTGCTAACAAGGTCTTTAATTAAATCATTTTTTACTTGTCCATTAAGATATGATTTAATAAATGTTTTATGCTCATCATCAGTAAAAATTCTAACTTTACCAACCTTTGGTTTACTTGCTGCAAGTTTTGCTAATTTGTCTGCTTCTTTGAAGGTATCCATATGCTTACCTTCTGTATCGTCAGTGGCCATATAAATCCTATAGCCTTTTTGACCAATAGCTTTATCTAATTTTTCTGCATCACTTAAACCAAAGATTTCATTTAATTGAACAGCTTCTTCTAAATAGACTTCAACATCTTTGTCGCCTAAACCAATATTATCACTATCGCTTGAATCATCTGAGTCGAATTCAGGAATTACTACTGGAGGGGTAATTTCAACCGGAGCTTCTGCTGGACTAAAAGTATCCTGTGAACTAACTTCAGGAACTGGTTCATCACTAGCAGTATTTAATAAACCAACTGTATTACCATTATCTTCTATTTCAAAGTCATCATCATCCTCGTCTTCTGGTTGTGGGAAATCTAAATCAAATGTATTAGTATCCACTAATTCAGTAGGAATTTCAATAACATGAATCTCATGACAATGTGGACAAAGATAACCATAACTAATTTTGAAGCATTCAGCTTTTGGGAATAAATCAAAACATTCTTGGCATTCTACTAAGTCTTCTTTATCTTCTAAAGCTTCATGCATATCCTTAATTGGATAAGGACTTGGGCAATTTGGGTCATCCCAAGTGCATGGATAAATGTCAGCATTTTCCTCTTCTTCGTGTTGTTTTAAAATAGCTTCTCATTCATCTTCAGACATTTCATATTCTGGAAGAGTTGGCCAGTCTTGATCAAAAGCAGTTTCAGCTGCTGCTTTATCTTCTTCTGGCTCAAGAAATATATCAAATTCTTTTTTATTTTCCATATGTTTATTTACCTCGCAGTATCATATAATTTAGCAAAAAATAATTATAGAGTTAAAATAAAAAGAGCTTGGTTTTAATAAGCTCTTTTATATTATTTAGAAGTAGAATTTAATAATTCCACCATCACTTCCTCCACCTCAGTTTCCGTAGACGCCGCCTCCTCCGCCCCCACCATAGCCGCCCATACGGCCATGACGGTAACCTGTTTCATCTCTAGCAGCACCTTCACCACCCAAACCTAGGAAACCACTTCCTCCACCAGCAGCCCAAGTAGGAAATCCTTTTCGATATTGTCAAGCAACACCACTTAGGCTATATTCTGGGCAACTAGAAAATACAGTAGGGAGATATATTTTAGTTTTACTAGCAGGACGGCCATCGCCCCTTTCCTCACCAATAAGACTTTTCTCTTGCATTGCATGTGTGCTTTCATTTTTTGCCGGGTTCTTTTTAGTGCCAGGTCTAGTGCCACTTCCACCATCACCACCTCTAGCTTTTGCTACCCCTCAAACAGTTGCACCATCAGTATAGGTATATTCATAGCCATTACCAGGAACGGTGGTACCTGGAGCACAGATTGGAACATTTACATTACCAAAGTCTCCATAATTACCTCCACCACGTGCAAATTTAGAATTACTATCCCATCAGGTAGCACCACGCCCTCCATAAGCTTGTACCTTTCAATATGCTATATTTTCATAACCACTAACAGTACCTTTTCGGTAATATTCTATATATGAATCTCCGCCGTTGGCACCATTTGCAGTTCCCTCACCTCGACCACTACCATTTACTTTATTATAATCAAGACGTCCTGCACAGCCTCATTGAAGCTGACCTCCTTCTAAATCTACAACACCAATTCAGCAGCCACCGCCAGCGCCACCCGCACCACAAATACGGTCTTCATCTGCGCCACAGCCCTGTCCTCCACTAGCTTGTAATACTACTATAATTCTTTTTGGAATAACATTATTTGGAAAATAGCTTTTAGCTCTCTCAGTTCTTTCATGTGTAGCTTCATTTATAAAAACCAGTTTTTCATTATCGCCCTCACCCTCTATTCTGCAGCGTCCTCATGAACCAGCAGCTCCTGACTGCGAATAAATTTCTTTTTTAAAACTAGGTTTATAGGCAGGGTTAAAAATTTCTATATTATCTATTTCAGTTCCTGGATAGTAAGACCTAGGAAGATAATGTCGAAGGCTTATTCCTTTAGTTCATGGCTCGTGTGTATTATCAGTTGTAGTACTATTTCGAGGAATAATATGAATTGTGTCATAGCCATCAAGGTAAGTCCAATAGTTTTCATTATCACTTTCAGGAAACTTTGGCAAAAGGTCTTGGACATCTGTACCATTTATTTTAAAATTAGAATTAGCCATAATTATTCTCCTTTAAGAGCATTAATTTCTTTTCTAAGTTTTTTAACCTCATCTAATAATAAGTAGACAATTTTAGATTCTTGAATACTGAGATATCCATTTTCATCTTCATGGACAATTTCTGGGCAAATCTTTTGTAAATCTTGTGCTAAGCAACCAACTTGGTTTTTCTTGCCATCGATAAAGTCATATTTATAAACAGGTAAATCTAATATTGATTTTTCACTATTAAATTCTTTAATATTTTCTTTAAAGCGGGCATCTGACACAGCATTAAATTGACCAGCAATAACACTACTTCCAGTAGCTGCTTGTGCACTACCACTACCTCTACCATCACAGAAATAATAATTAGTTACTTTATAATTTCCATGTTGTGTGTATCCAAATCAGACATTACCAGCTTGCCCGACTGAAAAATTAATTTCATTTTGGTCTTCAAGATAAAGGCCACAGCCCTCTCTACCTTTGGTTGAGAAGCCAGCACATTCAAATTCTCCTGGGAAAGAAGTATTGCCAGAAGTATCTAATAAAACAGCTTCACGCTTCTTTGTGGCTCAAGTACCTACACCACTTTGATATGTGTATTGACGAACATAGATAGGTTCATTACCATCATCAGCAGTAGCTAGTTCAGCTCAGCCAGCATTACTTGTTCCGCCTACATGAATTCTAAAGAAATCATTAGTAGCCATTTTAGCTGTGAGGAGTGTTAACTCTTCGCCATCTGTGCAAGTAGGAGCTGTTAATGAGCCATCTGTACTAAATACCCAAGTATGCGGATTATTTCTACCATTTTGTAAATTAGTTTTAATATAAACATTATCATCAGCTGTTAGATGTAAGTCTTCTAGGTCTCAGTTAGTAATTACTTTTGAGCCTTCTTCACCAGCTTTAACACAGGTGCCGCCACCTCCACCTAAGATTACGCCAGGGCCTCAAATAGCATCTTTTGCCACAAGAACATCATATTCACAAGGTTTACCTTTATCATCAGTACCACGATAACGAATTTTGCCATCAGTTCCTTGAGTATAATTATATGATGTTATTTTTCCATTTGAGTCTGTTACTGCAGTAGCACTGCCATCGCCTTTACCAAAAGTAATTATACCAGAAACTTTTGCATTTTCATTAATATTAGTTGCACCATTAATTATAGCGGGCCCAGTGATAGTTGTATTATTAGTATTTAAAACTATTTTATTACTATTTGCTGCCGTAGATGCTTTTATTGTAGTAGCACCTGTTATATCAGTTACCCCAACAATAGTAGTATCCCCTGTTATATTGGTTTCACCATTTAGGTTAATTTCATTATCTTCAAGTTTTATTTGGTCTTTATTAATAAGTACTTTTTGGGCTGTGCCAATTTTTGCAGAAATATTAGATTCAGAATTAAGTTCTGTATTTACACTATTTAATTTAATATTTTTACCTGCAACAGTAATTGTATCTTGTGTAATATTTTCTTCTGGATTGTATCTTTCTGCTACTTCACCTTCCTTAGAATAACTAATTAAAAGACCTTTAGCTTTTTCAAGCATAATATAAGCGCCATCATTTACTCCACCAGAATGAATGGTAATTTTATCATCTGTAAGAGTTGCTGAATATTCTTTATCATCGCCATCACCAGTAGCTTTAATTTCAAAATAATGGTCAGCATCTGTTTTAATAATGTTAGCGCTGCTTCCATAAATAGTATTAGTAGCTGTTAAGATATCAGTTTTATTTGGATTTGTCTCAAAAGTAGGGGCAAGAGAAGCACTACTAATATCTTCTCCAACTTTAATTGTGTTTTCAACTAAAGTAGTTTTACCATTTACAATTAAAGCATTATCCCTATTTGTATTTCCGTCACCAATACCAACAATAAATTCGCCATCAACATCTGCATTATATTTACCAACAACGGTTGTATAATTTTTAGTTGTTTTTGTTCCATGACCTCCAGTATGGCTGCCAATTCCAATAGCTTCAGTATTTTCACCTTCAGCATGTGAATAATTACCCTCAGCAACTGTTAAATGTCCCTCAGAGTGTGATGCCTTTCCTTTTGTATTTATTTTAGTTCCATCACTTTCGCCCTCAGCATGGGACCCCTCACCTTTTGCCTTAGTGGAAAGACCTTCAGCATGAGCATAATTTCCTTCCTCATTAACTCTTGTATATTTACCCTCAGTATGTGAACAAATGCCTTTACTATTTGTAGCAAAACCTTCAGCATGTGAACCTTCACCTTCAGCTAAGGTTGGTGTAAGAACTTCATTAATTTTTTGACCTTCACCTTCAGCATGAGAATAAATTCCCTTAGCTTCTGTATATTTACCTTGAACTACTGTATATCTACCTGTTGCTTTATTATTATCAGTATCACCAAATTTTATAGAGTTTTCACCGGCACCATGGCTAAATACTGGTTTAAGATTTTCAAGAATTAATCTACCTCTGTCATCAAAAACTTTTAAGGCAGCATCTGCCCCTTGAGTATCGCTTGCAATAGCTAACCCTGTAAACTCTCAAGCTCCAGTTCCATCAGCTTGAGCATCAAGGTCTGCTGAAATAGATTTTCAGGAGGCTAGAGCATAAGTGTATCTATTGCTATCAATCGCATCAGCCCCTGAGGTAGAATCAACATCTACTTTTAATTCAATTGTTTTAAGTTGAATTGTTAAAAATTTATCTTTAAGATTATCTAAATATCTATTAATGTGGGAGATTTCAAAATAATAGCCACCAATTACACAATATAAAATTTTATTTGTTGAATCACTTTCATCATATGCAATAATATAAGATGAGCTCATATCACCAACACTGTGTAAATGTGTAAAGTTATACTCAGTTGTTAATCTTGATTCTGGGTCAAAAGCATAAGTTTGATGCTGATGATCGCCAGTTGTAATTAAATAGTTTCCTCTATAAGAACAAGGGAAAACTTTTATATCCGCACTTTTGAAATATTGTTTAGTTGTTTCAGTAGCCATAATTTTGTCTCCTTATAAGTTTTAATAAAACTAATCTTCATTAATTTTTTGTGCTTCGCTAGCACTTAGTTCTAAATTTTGGAATACTAGAACTCAATCTATTACAAGACTAAAGTTTCCAGCATTATCTGTAATTGTAATTGGTTGTCAGGTAGCTCCTGTATCATCAGTAAATAAATAATAAGCAGAAGCTTCTTTATCATAGACTGTATTTACAGGATAAAGTCCAGCCATATGAACATTAACTGATGACAGCATAGTAAAAGGAATTCTAAAATGATAAGTAACTTTATATGTTGCAGAGTCTTCTAATTGTTTTCTTGTAACAACTGGAGTAGTATCGTACATAATAAATGGAGTAATACCTGTAGGAATATCTGTTCCAGGACTGTCAAAAGCAGTTTCTCAGTCAAAATCACTTGGCTTATCCCCTGCGGTTAAAGCAGGTGGATATACAAAAAGTTTAAGTTGACAAGGTCTTTGTCTTTCAATATAATGTCCAGATAAAGCATTACATAAAAATCTAAATAAAGTTTCTCTACCACTATTATGATAGGTTTTTTCAGATATTACTTTATTACCACTTAAAATTTTAACATTAACTTGACCTGAATATTTAATTCCATCAATATTTGTTACTTCAATATTATTTCTAACTTTCATTTTAAGTCTCCTTAGTCATCATCATCTGTAGAAGGTACAATCTTTCCTGTAGGAACATATATTCCAGTATTTCCAATAAAACCTGGTTTATCTTTAACAAGGGCTCTTATAGCAGCTCCAGTTGAAAGTTCTCCAGTTGATCTATTGTAGTAGTCATCTTCATCACTACTATCATCAGTGAGTCTTGGGATACTTGCAAAAATATTATTATTATAAAGAATTCGATTATAATATTGGCTCGCATCATTTGTATCACCTTCAGCATACATTTTAAAGATACTGCCAGTTTTAACAATAGTAGTAATTTCCCTAGTTAATCTAAGTTCTTTAATTAAATTACAGGTCATTCCTGCAGGTAAAATATAAGTTAATATATCATTAAGCAGAACTAAATCTTCAAATTCTTGCGGGATATAAAGATTTAATACAGTATAATTTACTTTAGATTTATCTTCTGGGTCTACAAAATCATATTGGGTTTCTTGTTCTAAACCCTCGGCAGCAAAAATAGCATTACATGCTACTAAAACTGCATCAATACTTCCTTTTTTTCTAAGGACTTCTGGAAATACTCTACAAAGAGCCCTTAATTGTTTTCCAGAATAATGATGCTTAGCTTGAAAGCCAAGAGTCATTGCAAGAAGGTCAACTAGTCTATCATCTGAGTTATCACTAACAGGAATATTATAAACAGTGTCTGCCTCTGTTTTTACAGAGTTTAAAACAATATCAAATAGTCTTCCAATAAATTGAAAGTCTCTTGACTCTTTATAATAAATTTCTGGGGTATAATCTTGTAATTTAATCATACTTAAATATTCCTCTATGAAAGTCTAGAAGATTTTGCAATAACAACATTATCTTTTAAAGCATCGGCATCAATTTCTGAAATAACAAATTTATTATTGATATTATTATAATTATACCAGGTTAATGGGTTTTCTAATGTATCTTCATTATCATTTTCATTTAAGTCAATGCTTGAGGCATTATCAATAATAGCATTATAATAGAAATCATGATTTACATCAATCTTATTTATATCAGCAAGAATTTGGTCTTCAGCTGTACCTTTATCAATTTTCTTATAACAAAGTTTTGGATTTAAGAATGTAATATTTTTTTCTGGGTCAGTATTTAAATCATTAATAATATCAAGATTTCCAAAAACTAATGTATCTTTTTGGTCGGCATCTGGATAAATTTCAAGTTTACAAGAATTATCTATTCTTACAATGTTAATTCCATTTCTTAATCTATAAATAATTGAAGTACCACCATCATCTAAAAGATAGCCATAATAAGCTTTATCATTATAAATATCACCTGTATTAACTGCAGTATAAGTATAAAGAATATAAGTTATATAATCAAATCTCTTATAAGCTTCTGGTGTCGGAGTTCAAGTACCAGCTTCTCTAATACAGACATTTTCATTGTCATTAATAAGGCTTCTAATATTATCTTCAGTTCTTGAGGTATTAAATGGATATGTTGAATTTTCTACTGCATCACTAGAGCTGCTTCCATCTGCTGTCAATACGCCATATTCTGCTTTGGCATTAAAAGTAAATGGGATAGTGACCTTAGTATATTTATACCAAGTATGTGTAAAGTTGTCTCAACGTTTAAGTGTTTCGTAGGCCGGTCTTACTTCTGCACTGGTACGCTTATAAAGACCAGTACTTCTATTATTAAATTCAGTTTCTGTTAAAGTACTAAATGGTTTTGCTTCAACAGCTCAAGTAGGCACAGTATCAATCTTTCCACCAGTTTCTGGATCATTTACCCACCAAACATCTTCGTCATCACTTGAGTCATCAGAGCTATCTTCACCGTGGTAGTTAAAAATTTTAAGTCCTTCATCATTCGGGTCAACCTCTGCCTCAATATAAGGTTTAAGTAATCTAAGCCCAATATTTTTGGTACCAGTTCCAATCTTAGTATTATAAAACATTATTAAACCAAAGTTATCTTCTGGGACAATTACATTAAGAGTTGCATAAGCAGCGTCTGGGTCACTTGCTTCTTCAAAAGAAAGCTTAGTAAAATTACCGTCTCCAAAATTGCCAAGATTTATAGTATTATTTTCATTATCTACTACATTATCAGTATTAAATAATTTAATTGCAAAATCTGGAATGACTCTTAAAAGTCTGCCATCTTCTGTGTAATCTTTTGTAGTAACATCTAAATTAACAAAAGAACCTTGTAAAACTTTATTAGCTTTGAATGATAGTGGTGCTGTGTCAGAAAGTGCTTTTAATACTTTTATAGTTTCATCAGTTTTAGCTGAGGTCTGTCCTATTAAAGTTAATTTATCTATTGTACTAACAACTTGATTTTTATTATCATCTAACATAAAAGTAGTATGAAGTGTTTGAGTTGTATTTGGACCAACATCTAAATCTAAGCTACTTCTAGCTTCCCAAGAAATACCACTATTAGCCCCAAAATTAACATAGTCTAGCTGAAGTGTTTGATCATCTATAGTATATGTAGCTCCAGTAATTGGTGTCCAACTATAACTATTTAAATTAGTATCTATACAAGTAGCATTTGCTCTATCAGTTATACTTACAGTATTTAAGATATTATCTTTAATTAAATTAATATATTTATACTCTGTAATAGCAAGTCTCTTAACAAGACCATTAGATTTACTAAAGTCATAAGGTCTCCAAGGAATGGAAGCACTTAATCCATATGTCATAATTTCATCTGTTGAAACAGTAGTATCTTTAATATACTTAAAAATAAGAGGCGTATCAAAAGATTGAGTAATCTTTGTTCCAGCACCATAATAGGCAATATCTGTTTTATCTTTATTTGTATAATAGAAATATTCACCCTCTTTTAAAGTATGAGATAAAAATTTATATGCAAGAGCTTCAGTTGTAGGATTACCATCTTCATCTACAGGGTCCTCATCTCATTTAAAGTCAACTCTACCAATAGAGTTTGGTACTTCATCTTGGAGTTCCCAATAAATATTAGAGCTCATTTCATCTAAATAAACTCTAGCAAAATCTCTAACTTCAATTTGTTCATTAACTCCTAAAGAGAACATACCTTCAGGCTGTTGAACATCTTCATCTAAAAATTCTGAAAAATCATAGCCACTTGTTTTAGAATAACTATGGGAATCTCTATAGCTTTCACTGTCAATTAACTCAAAGTTAGGTTTGATAATTGTTCCAGCTCTATAACATTTGTTAATAATTGTTTTAGTTTCTTCATCATCAACTGTTTTTGAGCTAGTATAGTTAATTAATAAATATTCATGAGGTTGTAAACAATATTCACTCTTAGCTGGAATGCCGGAGTATTTACCATTTTGGCCTAAGCCATCTTTAGTATGACGATCTTCTAAGTTATCATCATCTAAGTTATTATCTTCAAAAGTAACTGGCACATAATAATATGTAAGTGGAGATGCAGTATTATAATATTTAGAAACTTGTTTATATTTAATATGATTAATATCCACAAGTTTACCACAGTTAGCATTAATATCCTGACCTTTTTGGATATATATACCACCAATCTTAGCCCATATATCATAATGATTATTTATAGTGATATCGTCATCTGAGTCTGAATCAGAGCCATCGTCTGTTTTTATGTTTGGAACCATGGCTTTAATCCAGTTCGCCCATAAGCCAAAGTTAGTCTCTTTTACAGTTGGGAAATAGTATGTTGAATGACCAGAAACAAATGTTGAAGTATATTTATAAGTAGTATTATCTAAATAATATAAAGCTCTTTTAGCTTCTAAAAGTTTTGAAAAATTATCTGCAGTTACGTTCTGTTCTGCATCTAGTATACTAGTACCAATTCCACCAGCACTAGTATTTAATAGGTTATTCCATGCGGCAGCAGCCGAAGGTTCTTCACTTTCATTTGCTGGAATATTATTTTTTAAAATAAATGTTTCTAAATTCTGCATTATAGCTGGAACTATTGGCACATCACGATCATCTGTCGTATTTAAATGAATATAGTAGTTAACATAAGCTGGATAGGTAGTTTCTGTTTTTAAGTTTGGAAGTCTAAATTGAACTACTTCATTTTCTTGTAATTTATAATCTTTGGTGCCATCATTTATTTCAAATTCTGGTTTAAGTTTATAAATACAATGTTCTTTACTTGTTGGGTATACTAAATCATAATCTGTAGGAATGCCAGACTCTGGGTCTGTTCCTGCACCATACTTACTTTCAGTATACTCCGGTTTAAAATCTTCATTATATTTAAACAATGGAATTCTTCCAGCTAAAACATTATTTAATACTAATTGATTAAAATATTGGTCACCAGCTTGACCTAAAAAATCTGGGTCTTCTGAGGTGATTTTAGTAGATGTAGTATATTCTGAACCACCAACTGTACAGAATTTAGTAAGGAGTGTTGGTTCTTCTAAGCTAACATTTTTAATTCTTGAGTCAGCATTTTCCATAACTGAAAGAATTGAATCATAAGGAATTTCTTCACCAAAGTCAACTTTTCTCATATTAAAGTTAGCATATAGGCTTGAGAAAACATTAGTTAAAATACTTGCTTGCTCAATAGCATTTACTTTTTTAACTGTAGTAATTTTTGCATTAAGTTTTAAATAGTTTTTAATACAAGCAAGTTCATTGCCATCTGGGGCAACAAAATTGTGGGACATTGTTTTATTCTTTTCAAGCTCTTGTTTAATTTCAACTAAATTTGAATTATCATACTTAAATGATTTTGTATATTCTGCTTTAGAATTTAAGCCATAAACATTTTTAAATGGATATAATATTAAATCAAAGTGAGTAATTTCATTAGTATTTATTTCAATAGGTTCAAAATCTAGCCCATTCCAAATAATTTTTGCAAAAAATTTAAATTTAGAAATATCAGTATCTTCAACTACCTTATAAATAATATTGTGTTCAAAAGCATATTGTAATTCTGGTGGTGTAAGTGCATCATATTCTCCAGCTGTTATAAGTTCAGCATCTTTTAAATCTATGTGTTTTGCTTTATTAACATAAGCAATTCCATGTTCATTAAATGTGCATAAAGTAAATGCTTTATTAATATCATCTCTAATATCAGAAACAATAACATTCGAAACTAAATTAGTAGTGTCAGCACCTTCAAAAGTCATTTGATATATTTTATTCATGTAGTCTCTACAAGTGACTAAAGTATCAAATGTTCCAATTGTCTTTTTATAATTATTATAAGCATCATTTAAGCTTTCTTTGTCTCTGCCATTATTTGCAGCAAAAAGATTAGAAACTGTATAATTGTCTACATTATAATAACCTTTTGTATTCTGGTCATTAGTATCAGTATTACTGGTAACATCTCCTCAGTTCTTTGGGTCTTCCATTCTAACAAGAGTATTAAGAGAAATATTACCATTAATGCCATTAGTTCTAATATATTTAATTTTTAAACCATCTTCAATAATAGTAGCAATATCTTCTGGGAATTGAATGTATGGTAAACCTTCTCTTGAGTCAAAACCAAACTTAAAACATTTAGTCCCAACATTTTGAGTATTTAAATTGTCTACTAAAGTCCAGTCATTTCCTTCTTGATCGTCTGAAACGTTAGTAACAAAGATACCATTTTCAGCAACCTGGGTTTCAGGTAAGAAATATCTATTATTATCATCTAATTGTAAAATAGAAATAATATTATCATCATCAGTTTCGCATTCAACAAGTTCACCTTCAATACATTCTACTTCAGCAGAAGTTTTACCAATATTTAATGAGATTGGACTTAAAGTAACATAGTTAATTGTGTCATCTCTGTCTTTAAGATTTGTAAATCGGTCAATAACAACATTGGTGTCAATTGGGTCATTTCCACTTGCATTATAGGTAATCTTTACTTTTGTAGTAGCAGACTGATAATATTTCATATTATAGCCAAGCATTTCAGTAAGTTTTCTCATTGACTCTTCTTGAGCTGCTGAAGGCATAAATGCTTCTAAAATATTTGCATCAACAGTATAATTTAATTTATCAGCAACTGCTGTTAAAACTTTAAGCAAAACAATACCAGGGTCACTTTCATTTGTAGAAGTTGGGTCCCATCTTTCACTAATTTTTCCAGCTAATTCTAAAATTTCATTCCAAATTTGATAGAAATCTTTTTTAGTTGCACTTAATTGAACGGCAGTATTTTCTAAATTTGTTATCATAAACTACTCCTTTAGTCTTGGTCATTAAATAATACTAAACTAAAAGTATTAAATGTATAATCTACTTGAGAAATTCCTGAGAAATTACAATATAATTTTCCTTTTTCTTTATCTTGAACTATCTCAATATCACTTCTTTTTATATTAACTTGTGGGATAAAAATTGCAAGTTGAGTATAAATTGTATCAATAATTGCATCTCTGAGAACATAATTATTTTGGTCAAATAAATATCTTTTAATCATTAATCCAAAGTAAGGGTCTCCAAAAAGTTCACCTCTTGTGGTATGAAGTAAGAGCATTGTATTTTGTTTTGTAGCATCTAAATATTCTGAAGATTTCCAGACATTTGTGCTATTTGTATTAAACATTTTTGGGAATTTTAATGATCTCATATTGACCTCACAATCATATAATTTAGCAAATAAAAAAATAGATTTATTAAATATAAATTCAACAAATCTATTTTTAAGTTCTATTTATTTTTTAATTCTTCTATTTCAGTTTGGAGGGTCTGAATAGTTGATTCTAAATCAGATACTCTTGCTTTTAATTTCTGAATTTGTAGTGTATTTAATGCGATAAATTCACTATAACGTAAGAAATAATTTTTCTTATGTTCAAGGTCTCCTATAACAATACCAGCAAAATCTTTAGTTGTTTTACCATTATTAATAATAGCATCTTC